TGATGAACAAAAAACAATCAAAATCGACACTGCAAAAATAAAACTACTGTAATATCAATCAATTACAGCGGTGGGGATGACGAATGAAATTTCAAAAACTAGCCTTTTTCCGCGACGCTCCCGCCCCGTGGCAGGCCACCCCACCGGGAGGACCCGTCAGCCTGACAGCTCTGACGAACGTCTGATACAACGCCTTGCATGAATGGCATCGGGATAATCCAGAAAGGCATAGCATCGTGCCCACAAGAATCTGTGTAAGTGTCCTGTTTCTTCCACCCCCGCACAGGACTGGCGAGCATGAGGGACAAACCCGCGAACCATAAACGCGGTAAAAACCCGGTGTGCATCGTTTTTGATTATTCCCGCACACTCGCGCAGAAGGAGTTCTCCGTCGGGCTACGGTCTCTGTTAATACGGGAATACGGCGACGATACAGCGCATGATGTGTCAGGCTTGAATACCTTTATCCGTTAAAAGGGATATCAGTTAAGCTATCCCGTGTAGGGTATAAGCCATTATCAAAGCCACTCTGTAGGGAGTGGCTTTTGTAATGGCAATAAAAAGCCCCGCGAATGCGAGGCTAAATCCTGGTATTTGTAATGACTGGCTCTTATCTCAACGCAGCCCCTTACCGCGCGCAAGATGCTCAATATCAAGCATCAGCAATGAGATGTTTAATCTGGATTCACTCCAGAAGTGATCACCATCCTGTCTACAGAGCCAGATGTGAAGGATGATGAGTAAAATTATCGCTATCATCGAAGGCATTGCGTCCTGATGTATTCCTGAAGCGTTCTCAGTGCTGTCTGGTCGCGGATAATTCCGTCCCGGATACCGAGAACGTTTCGTCCAGCAACTGGAGAGAGTTCGACGGTGGCATCATTGCCCATACCGGAGGCGCTGGAGGTTTCGGCTGAGGATGGCACAGGGCATTTTCCTTTGACGAACACCCGACCACCATTATCAAGCTTGCGCCGAAGAGCATCATTTTTAGCTTTCGCATCAGCTAACTCCTTCGTGTATTTAGCATCGAGTGCATCAGCAGCACGCTGGCGCTGCTGCATGTCAGTAATGGTGGCGGTCGCCTGCTTCAGCTCACTGACTTTTTTATCACGCTGTTCTTTGTAGGCGATGGCGTTATCACGGTAATGATTGACCGCCCACGACAGGCAGACGATGATGCAGATAACCAAAGCATAAATAATCGCGGCGACTCTGCTCACTGCTCTATCCCCCAACAGGCTAATGCGCTTTCCTGGTCACGACGAATAACCTGTCCATAGCAGTTATTTGAACGTATGCGGCAATCGCGCCCACCATCTTTTATCCACCAGCGAATCGCCTCGCATGCGCCCTTACGATCACCGGCATTCAGCCGCTTATAAAACGTCGACGGGAAACACTTATCGGGGCCAATGTTATAGGGACAGAATGACGCTATACCCGCTTTTTGTGGTTCGGTCAGTGGTACTTTAATATTGCGCTCCACCCATGCCAGCGCCTTATCACGCTCAATGGCGTTGACCTGGTCGCATTTTTCCTTCGACAGTTTCATACCGGGAAAAACGGGTTTTCCATCCACCATCGTGGCACCCCGACAGATGGTCCAGATGCCGGACCCATCGCGGTATGCCGTTGTGTGGTTACCTTCTTTTTCATCCAGAAACTGGTCGAGAATATCAGGCGCGGGCGCACCGACGGCAATCAGTGCCAGAACGGCAGCCGACAGGCCGTATCTGATTTTTGCGTTCATGGATATTTATCAGGATTTATCGGTTTCTGCCCACGGACAGGTTTATCTGTTCCGGTCAGTGACTTAAGGTTGTGATTCCGGAGGAGTCTTCAGAGAACCAGTAATTCTTCCCGGTAGCTTTCCTTTGTAGGTTATCCATACATTCTGCGCCTCTAAAATTACGGGGCGCTTTTCCGGCGACTGCTCATCCCCTTCACATAACCCGGCAGCAACATCCAGGAAGACCTGTCTGATGCTCATTCTGGCTGCTGCCTCATAAAACTCCAGCGCGGCACCTTCAACACGGTCCAGCGAGATGTCCAGGTCAAAAATTTCACCGTCAAAGCGTTTTTTGTCCCGTAACGCTAAAGTTACCGTAACTTTATTCTCAAAATTGCGGATCCCTTTCACAATCAGTTCATAGTTTTGAGTCATTGAATTACTCTCCCCGTGCCGCCTTACGCTTGTCTTCTTTAATCTTGAAATAAAGGTTTGTCAGATACGTCAGCAAGCCAAATACCAGACTACCCAGCACACCTATTGCCGCCCACTGTGAGGGCGTGACTTTATCGAGCAACTGTAAAAACCAGTACCCGGCACTACCTGCTGAGGTGCCATAGGCGACACCCGTTGTTAACTTATCCATGGATTTCATAACCCCACCTCGCAGATGCGGGTGCTGTGTAATGGAAATAAAAAGGCCACCTGACGTGGCCACCAGATTATTTCCCCACCAGCTCGTTTATCTCTTTCACTGTCTGGTTAAACCGCTCTGACTCAAGCTCAACACCTAAGGCCCGACGCCCCAACGCCATTGCTGCTTTTATTGTGGAACCGGATCCCATAAAAAAATCAGCAACCAGATCACCAGGTCGACTACTGGCATTGATTATTTGCCTGAGCATATCCGCCGGTTTCTCACACGGATGTTTACCCGAGTAGAACTGAACGGGTTTATGCATCCAGACATCGGTATAAGGCACGGAGACTGATACGGAGAAATAGCGCCGGAGAGATTTAAACTCATCCAGCAATTCAGAATATTTGCGATTCAGTGAATCATAAGATGCCACCAGCTGGTGGTGTGGTTGTTCCAGTTGTTGTTCCTGAAACTTCTCTGCCGCTATACGGGAAAACAGTGCCTGTAACTTCCGATAGTCAGCCTCATTCGGCAACTGCCACTGACTGGCACCAAACCAGTGGGAAACCATATTTTTCTTACCTGTGGCTTCGGCAATTTGTTTTGCCGTTATACCCAGTTCGGCACGAGCATCCCTGAAATACGATATCAGCGGTGCCATTATGTGCTGTTTGAGTTCCCTTTCTTTTGCCGCATAGCCGTCACTTTTGCCGCGATATGGCCCCTGGTAATGTTCAGCAAACAGAACGCGCTCTGTGGCAGGAAAATATGCGCGCAGACTTTCTTTATTACACCCATTCCAACGTCCGGACGGCTTCGCCCAGATGATATGGTTAAGCACGTTGAAACGTTCACGCATCATGATCTCAATATCAGATGCCAGGCGATGCCCACAGAACAGGTAAAGGCTTCCGGCAGGTTTCAACACCCGCCAGAACTGGGCCAGACAGTGGTCCAGCCACTTAAGGTAATCTTCGTCCCCTTTCCACTGATTGTCCCAACCGTTGGGTTTCACCTTGAAGTAAGGCGGATCGGTAACAATCAGGTCAATGGAATCATCAGGCAGGGACTGAATAAAATGCAGGCAATCAGCGTTGATTAAATCAACACTGTTTATTTTTACAGTATTTTTCATGGATCAGTAAGCGTAACTCTGGTAGGCTCACTCTGCTTTTGCGCTAAAGCAGTGGGCCGTGGTTCGCTTGTGACCAGTAAGCATGAGCGAATGGCTGGCAGGTGCTACCAACACCCACCAGCCGCCCATTTTCACAGCAGGAAACCGCCATTACTGGCAGCGTCTGAATTTATTCCCGTACCCGCCGTTATCCTTCGCCAGACCCGCCAGAACTAACTGAGTCAGTATTAACTGGCACTGGGCTTCGCTTACTCCGGTAGTTCTCGTCATCATGCGTGGCGTTACCCACTTGTCAGCAGGTAAGAAATGAAGGACTGCGGCGGCGGTTTCTGTCATATCTTGCTGTTTTATCATGTCTTTTTCCCTTCTGGTTAACATGACATACCAATAACTCTTGTCTAAAAAGCCAGCAAGATAAAAAGTCAGTATTCACGACCACCAGCGTGTTTACTGTACTGCACCAAGTTTACAGGTACAAAAAACCCGCTCAGTGGCGGGTTGCTATCACAGCTATATATTTACTTATTATGCCGTTACTAACATTTATCTTCGACATATAATCGAAAACAAGGTTTACTTAAAACTCTGCTTTCATTTTATCCGGGAATTTTTTATTTGCAGCATAATAACTACCAAGTACATAAGCGTTCATTTGCTGCTCTACATCAACCCGACATGCCGCACTAGAACAAGCTCCACTGATAAGCCCAAAAGAACTCCCTTTAGCAGAGAGATCAGCTTTGATTTCCTCTACAGTGTTTTTCCCCATAGCAACTACACACCCTGTCACAATATATCTAGCCTTCACATCATCCATGCTAAGGATAGTAGTTTTCGCAATTTTGCTGTATCCATCATTTTTATAAACATCCATGGCAAACGCACGGCAATCTGTATAATACGGACTTGCTTTAACTTGCGAATACTCAGGTAATTTCATACCTGCACAACCAACTAAACAAAAACCTATCGCTGCTATTAATACCTTTTTCATTACAGTCATAACCTAGAAGCATCATTGAAACTAATTTATTAAATAATCATCGAGTTTCTGGAATACAGACATTAACCATCTCTCCAAAATCTAAAAGATAATAAGAAAAAATGTTTAACGCACCAATCCATTTCATAGTTTCATGAGACATCTGGCACAAAAAAACCCGCTCAGTGGCGGGTTCTTAAATCTTATCAACGGTAGACATACAAAGCCCATCGTTGGGAAAATCTTATCCATATTTTTTGAAAAATGCAAGCATCATGTCGTCATCTTCGGCGAAAACCATTTATCTTGTCACATTTCTCAATTGTATCTCTGCATATGCTTCTTCCTGCCAGCACTTTGTAACCAGTTTATCAATGACATCTGCATATCCTTTGTACCACTGATAATCCGTCAGGTCTGGTACCAGCTTCTGGACATGATGCCGCGCCAGTGTGGTTGGTAAACGGCTAAACCGGTTTCCATTGCAACGCCCACAAATCTTATAAACAGGCGTGCCATGAAGCCGGGTCCTTTTTTCATCCAGGACAATACCTTTACCCTTACACCCTCTGCACGCTGTGCTGACTTCTCCCTTACCATGACAATGCTGACATAGTTCCTTCACCCACTCTTCCTTGATAACAGATTCCCCGCTTCTGGAGTGTTTCACCACTTCGCGCAATACATTATGAAATCCAGTACCAGCACAATGCTCACAGCGAGCCTTACTTGCCGCAGACCTGGAATAATCAGCAAAGGCAAAATTCACAAGGTAAGGGATGATCTGTAACCGGGTTTCTTCACTCAATTTGTTCAATGTCGGGTTATCCAGTGCCATCGCGTAATTGAGCAGACCTTCAATCGCAAATTGAGGATCCTGAACACCAACTTTTGCCAGGAATAAGGCAAACCCAAGCGGTGCTTTCGACTGCACCATCCCCTGCGCAGCCATCACATCCGTAATCGTTAAACCACCTGAGCCTGTCGCCGGTGCGTCATCGCTCAATTTTGGAGATTTTGGGGAGTAATATTTTGGTAAGGCTTCAAGGTTCATGCTCGTTCTCCACTTACGCCAATACGCCAATTGCCAGCGCACGATCGATAAAACGAAATATCAGCTCCAGCTGAGAGCCATACTTCTCTTCAAATGCCACGGTATCCGCATGCAGCTCGTCGTGATGCTTTCTGCACAAAGGCAACACAAAGAGGTCATGCGCTTTTGTACCCATTCCACCCTGACCGTGGCCTATCAGGTGGTGGGGATCATCAGCAGGCTTTCCACAACATGCACACGGCTGTGTCTTAACCCAGCGCGTGTACTTTTCATTAACCCAGCGGCGGCGTTTTGGGCGTAACATAAAAGACTCCGGCGACTCCGGATCCACTTTCAGCGCCAGCACCTTTTTCGCTTTATCCTGGATGATGCTGGTGGCAGGAACCGAAGGCACAAGGTCACTTTCCCGGGTGAC